TATCATGTAATAGGTACTCCAGATTTCTATTTTGATATGATTAATGATCCACTAGTTCAAAAATATATGACTATTAATCAAACTACTAAAGGATTCTTCGATGATATGGGACCTATTCCAGCAATGTTTGGAATGGAATTCTATGAAACAATGCATGTTGACAACAGTGGTGAATTCCACGGAATTGTTAATGGCACTGAAGATGACTACTTATTAGTAGGTAGAGATAATAATGGAACTATGGAATATGCTGTAGCAGACGCAACAACTTATAAAAAAGCTGTTGTAGATGCTCTAGGTAATCCAGACAATTATGTTAGAGATTCTAGAACAGGACAAAAAGCTTCTTATATTCCTAACTTAAAAGCTTGGGATTTAGATGCTTTCAATACTGATAAGAGCGCTACAGCTAATCCATTTGTAGAAATTAAAGTTGACAGAATTTTTGTTCTTGGTGCTGATTGCTTAACAAGAACTGAAATCGCTGGACAAGGAAATGCTAAGATGTATGTTAAAGCCTTAGGATCTGCTGGTGTATTAGACCCTATTGATCAAAGACAATCTATCGGATTTAAAATTAACAGTGTAGGATTCGGATCTACAAGACCTGAAGCTGTAGCTATCTACTACTGTGTACCTACACAATTAAATGCAGACTTTAACTAGTCTGTTTAGATAGGAGGAAACATAATGGCTAATAAAAAGACAATCGATGAATTCGTTGAAGATATTACTGCAGAAGTTACTAATACTAACACTGGTGTTAAAAATGTTGAAGAAAATAAACATTCAGCAAAATACGCACGTACTGAAATGAAACGTAAAAGTTTAGTTTCAAAGTATCGTGAAGAACCAAAATTTCCTGTAAGTATATCACCATTTTACGCACCTTATCTTGGTAAGGTTGTTCGTCAAATTGTCAACGGTATCGTTGTTGATATACCTGCTGATGGCAAGACATACATGGTCAATAAGACACACGCATCTCACATTCTTACTAAAATAAGAAGGGTTGATGCTATGATTGCTAGACAGCAAAGAGCAGGAGATATTCAAAATAATTTTGAATACTCACCTGGTCAACTACATCTATAACAATACGGCAGGGGGAAACCCCTGCCTATTTTTATTTTAAGGAGGTAATTATGTTATTAAAGAAATTAGTTGATACTGTAAACAGAACATATATTGTATCAGATTACTTAAGAGCTCCTGATATCTATTATTATATGGACAGAGTTATTGATGATATTAATTCAAACTTACAAGCAAACTATCCTACTATTTCTGATTGGGATGAATTTGTAGAAAAATGGAATAAAAAATTTCCAAACCATCCTAAAGACAGAACTAATTATGATGTAATACCTGATAAGTATCTAAGAACTGTAGTAGCTCTTGGCACTGCTTTGTATTACTATAATAATGATGAAGAAGGAGAACAAATTGCTGTAGATTATTTACAAAGATATAATCAAAATATGTTCCTTATGATAAGAGATTATCACATGTTAGTACCACCTATGTTCCAAAATAACTTTGGTGGATTTATAGACTTCTCTTATAATAGAGAACGTGGTCCTATAGGACTACATCCGAGAGGAGTGGTAATGCATGGCGACAACACAAGAATTCTATAGATTACGTGGTAGAAACGTTCGTTTCTCTACTAAATTAAATACTATGTCTAATGGTATGTATCTAACAGAACAGTTAATTCCTGAAGGATATGCTAAAGTAATGGTTAATTATGATATAGATGACACGGGTTCTAATATTAGAAATCGTGAAGGCCGTGAATTACTTAATGAATTAACTTATGAAGGTTCTCATAAGTTCGGGCCTATGCATATTACAGATTATCTTTATGCATATAATGAAGCAGGAAATGAAGTTGAATCAATTAAAGATGTCCTTACAACTTTTGGTGATTATGCATCTGTAGAAGAGTATACAGGCGCAATTGATTCTGCACCTAAACAAAAAATGTATATTAGTAAAGCAGACATAACAACAGATACTAGTGTTTATGCTGATGACGACTCCGTAATAGAACAAGGAATAGTGACTACTAAACTATATGATAATGTTTGGACGTTATACTGTGACCGTGGTTCTGAAATATTTAATAAAGTACCTAATACTGATTTAGGTTTTGTATCTGCAAGAACTATTAAAAACGCTTATGCTTTTGATAAACAAATTATTAATGATTTAGGTAAACCAATATATACTGTTATGGACAATGAAATATATGCATTTACAGGTGATGTAATACGTGCGTCAATACATCCTGCCCAAATAGAACGTAGTACATTAACTAACATGCCAGACCCAAGTCTAACTAAGATCATGTTAAAAAAGACTAATCTAGGTTATGAATTACGTAGACAAGTTTTAGAACCAAGGTCTTTAAATGCAGCAGAAGCATCTGTTAGTGGTTTCAATATTTTATCAGAGTCTCCATTTGTATTTGAAGACATTCCTGGTGGCAGCCCAAATATTTATGGATTAGTATTCTATAAAATGGATCTTCCAGACATACCAACATTAAATCCACCAATAGGTGTTCCACATACAATGCGTATTTATTATCAATATCGTAATGATCAAACATTAATGCAATGGAAATTAGAACAAAAAGATGCTGATACTACTAATGCTTTCGATACTATTGTTGATTGGACTGATGCTCCTAATGATGTCGGTTTTAACGGTGGTACTCCAATTACATATGTTTTATCAATGCCTTATGCTCATACAGAATTCAGAATTACTTTACGTGAAAAAGATAATGTTGCAACAGAAACTACATTAACACGTATTATAGACTCTACTGTTACAAACCCATTAGAGTTTAAAGAATATGATTTAACAACTGCTAAAGGAATGATTAATTGGCAAGGTTGTATTGGTGTATATGGAGTAGACAGCGCACCTAACTCTATTTTCTTTTCAGATGTTGGTGACCCAACTTACTTCCCATTCCCATATAATGTTATTACATTAAACAATGAAATACTTGCTGTTCATAGATATTTAGATATGCTTTTAGTTATAACTACAGATGGCGTTTGGTTATTAAAACCAGGAACAACGTTATTACAAACAACTCAAAAACAAATATTATCAAATGTATTTATTCCAGAATTAGATGCTATTAATACAGTTATTCTAAAAGATCAAATATTCTTTAAAACAGATACACGTTTCTATGTACTTAAACCAAATGCATACACATCTGATGCATCAGATTTAAAGAATTTTGATAACTCAACAGCAATAGCAAACTATACTACAAAATTTACTAAAGAGACTTTAAATATATTAAATAAAGTATATAGACCTATTACTGAAATGCAATCAAAATTATGGAGACAACGTGTTAAATTTACTGATTTTGATGTATTAGATACACAAAGTGTTATTAAATACTCAGATGTACATTATGTCTATACTATTGTACCGAAGATTACTGCTACTATAAAAGTAGACGGTGTTGATACAGAAGTTACAGAAACATATGGTAGACTTAATTTACACATAGTATATGATACTGTTACTAGAAGTTTTAGATTATATACAATAGGCATCGGTGAAGATGATGTAGCACACAGTGCGTTGTTATATCGTAATAAACAATCTGGTGTATATTATGAAATAATTGCACGTAACGGACTTGATATAGCGTCTGTCGGTGTTGTTAAAAAATCTAGAGATATAGTTACAGATAATATACAGTTATTAAATAAAGATTTAACACCTTATTATAATAATTATCAATTTGTTGATACAGGACATGTAGCATTAGATGATACATATCTTAAACGTTTCAGAGAAGTACAATTTAATTTAATAAACAAAGAACATACTATTAATAAGTTCTACTCTGATTTCAAAGTAGATGGACGTTTAAGAATTTCATCTACAGAATATGAAGTAAATCAAATAACAGATACAGATGATCCTGATTATGGATTGACATATGTTGTGCCAACTTCTAGTGAAAACTTAATGCTGTATGGTGATACATCATTAGATTGTGAAGACATCGAAGTTCCACAATATTGGCAACTAGATTTATCTAAGTTCCCAAATTTAACAGTAACAACTGTAAGACTACGTACTCTTGGAAAAGGAAGACGTGGTTCATTAGAATTATTAAATATCTCACTAAAGAAATTTGACTTAAGTTCAATGGTGTGGGTATATAGAATAATGAATGTAAGATAGGAGGAGATTATATGTTACATTACATACCAAAATATGTTAGACAAGATTCAGATATGGAGTATGGAGATTTAGTTACTCATGAAAATTATAATGAAAAATTAAATCTTAATACTACACAAGGTGACTATAACACTGAGGTTTTAGAAAAACTTTTAAATGGAACCTTAGAAGAAGAAACATATCATAT